ATGAACAACCACGAAGACACCCTCGGCTGGCTTGGCCTCCCTACTCCTTTGCAAATGTACCGACAGCACTGCCGCCTTCTGGAGAACGAGATCCAGGAGCTGAACGCGCAACTACGCAAAGCACGGGAGGATGTTTTCGGAATCAGTCAGATGCTGCTGGATACCCAGGCAAAGAATGCAGAGTTTGCCGGGTACCTCCGCCAGAGAGGTGGCGAAGCGGCTGAGATGCGAAAACAGATCGACACCCTGACTACATCGCTCCGTTCACATCAGCGTGATAACGAAGCTCTGAAGCGCATCGTCGATGAAATGAGACCTCGTCCAACCACGATTGTCTAAGATCAAACGGAAAGAGGGATTGGTTATGTGCGGAAGACTGTCGCAGTACCGGGGCATCCATGACTTCGTTGCAGCCTTGAGCATGCCCAATGCCCTGGCTAACTCATTGGGTGATCAGCCCATTGAGCGCTACAACGTGGCACCGACGACCGAAGTTGCACTGTTACATCTACAGGGCGACTTACTGCACGCCGATCCGGTGCGTTGGGGTTGGCGACCACATTGGGCGAAGGATCGTGCCGCGCCGATCAATGCACGCGTCGAGAAGGTCGCGCACGGGCCATTCTTCCGGGCGATCTGGCCTCACCGGGCGATTACGCCTATCGACAATTGGTTTGAGTGGGTAGATGAAGGTGGCCCTAAAAAACAGCCCTACCTGATCCGCAGGCGGGACGGCTCACCCATCTTGTGCGCGGCCATCGGCCAACTTCCAGACGCTGATGAAGGCCCTGGCGAGCATGACGGCTTTGTGATCATCACCGCCGACAGTGCTGGCGGCATGGTGGACATTCACGACAGGAGGCCCGTGGTATTGGCACCGGACCTCGCCCGAGAATGGCTGGACCCGGCAACGCCAAAAGAGCGTGCCGAGCAGATGGTGTTGCACCAGGGCGAGCCAGCCGAGGCCTTTGAGTGGTTCAAGGTTAGCAGCGCCGTGGGCAACGTGAGAAATAAGGATGCCAGTTTGATCGAGCCAGTTCTCTAGAACAGCCCACCCAGTGCTGCTGGCTCCCAATTCATGATCACCAGCTCACCGCTCACCTCGGCTTTCCCCTGCCGTTGGTTCGCCGTGCTGTAACGGATGTCCACCGTTTCAAAGTGAAACCCATCAAACACACGCCGGATATCAGGATGGTCGTTGATGCTGACCATCACCTTCCCTTTGCACCGCCGCATGAAGTCGGCCATCCGCTCGTAGTTTTCAAAGGGGAAGTCCACGCCATAGCCGGCGGTCTGCCAGTAAGGCGGGTCCATGTAATGGAAGGTGTGCGGCCGGTCGTAGCGCTGAGCACATTCCAACCAGCCCAGGTTTTCAACATAGGTGCCAGATAGCCGCTGCCAAGCTGCGGACAGGTTCTCCTCGATCCGCAGCAGGTTAATGGCTGGGCCAGTTGTTGCGGTACCGAAGGTCTGTCCACTGACCTTGCCGGCGAAAGCATGGTGCTGCAGATAGAAAAAACGCGCTGCCCGCTGAATATCGGTAAGCGTTTCCGGCCTGGTCATTTTCTGCCATTCGAACACCTGGCGGGAGCTGAGCGCCCACTTGAACTGACGCACGAACTCTTCCAGGTGGTTCTGCACAACGCGGTACAACGTCACCAGGTCGCCGTTGATGTCATTGAGAACTTCAACCGGCGCCGCCTGGGGCCTCATGAAGTAAAGCGCGGCGCCGCCGGCAAAGACCTCGACGTAACATTCATGCGGCGGGAACAGCGGAATAAGGCGATCTGCCAGGCGACGCTTGCCGCCCATCCACGGGATTATCGGTGTGCTCATAAGTGATCCTTGTTTCGACAATTGGATTCGCTTAGGCTTCGCACCCCCTGCGCAGTGGGGCGAGGCCTTGGTTGGAGCACTCGGCGTGTTCGAGTGTTTCAGCGTCGAACCGGTGTTGACGCACCGGTTCGTCGCCTCGTTTACTGCGCGGGGGTACTACTTCCCCCCGGCTGGAAGCTCAAATTCCTTGAAGCTGACGACCTCTTCACCCAGCCACTCGTTGACCTGGGCCAGCCTTGCCTGCAACGGCTCCAGCTCGTTGACCGCCCAAACCTCAGCAGCCTCCCGCAACGACCCAAAACCGCCCGCGTTCTGCGGCACGATGCCCATCAACTGGGGTGGAATGCGCAACGCCGCGAGTAAGTCGTCGCGGCTGATGTTCTTGATCGAGCTGAATTCGTCCTTGGCAGCGACCTCACTCACCGGGATGAGCTGAATGCCGTCCTTCTTCCCGGCCGGCGCATACACGAACAGGTTGCGAAAGTTGCCAGGCCCTTTGGAGTTCTTCAGCGCGGTCCGCAGTGAGTCAATGTCCTCTTCCTTCTGCGCCGCGTCGGTCATGTACAGGATGAAACCGGCATGGCTGCCGTTGTTGTAGTACTTGCGACGAAACAGCGTGGCGCTCTCGTTGAGCAGCGCACTTTGCAGCGCCGCCAGCCACTCCGGCAGGCCGTAGATCTCCTGATTGATATCAGCCTCGCGCAGGTGGCAGATCGATCCGGGCGCGAATTCGTGTTCATCCTTCCAGCCGCGCACTTGGTAATAGGTTTCCATGTCCACACCTCGGCGCATGTACTTCGCCAGCGGCGGCAGCAGACCCATGGTGTTGCGGAGCATGTTGTTGCGCTTTTCGAGGTAGCAGTTGCCGCACCAGAGCCAGTCCAGGGCGAATTGCTCAAATGCCTGTCGGCTCAACAGCCGGTGGGGCACGAAAGTGCGGGCGAGCATGTTGCGCTTGAAGTTCAGCCCTGACTGAAGGTACACGCTGGCCCGCGTCGTCTTCGCCAGGCCATCCATGGACATCGGCGTTTCGAACCAACGCCCGTTGGCCCAGCATTCCAGGTAGTCGAGGATCTCCCGGCTATCCAGAACGGGTGCAGGATCGCCAAAGGTGAACGCCTCAACCGGCCCGGAATCAGGCGGCAACACCTCCCCTTCAATGGTCGGCTGAGCGGTGGCCAGTTGGGTGCTGCGCTTACGTCTGCTCATCAGTAGGACTCCATAAATCCGGTATTCGCCGTGGTCTGCCCTTCAAGGGGTTCGTTGTGCAGCGCGTGGAATAGCGCCCACGCCAGGTCGGCATGGCCCGTCTCGTCTGTGCGACCGGCCGTGTAAGTGAACATGCGCCCGGAGGCGGTGATTGTTTTGCGGATAGCCATCAGGGACTGCGCCATGTCCGTCCAGCCTGCATCGAACTCCAGACGACCGTTTTTGATGACGTCATAAGCCTTCAGCACCAGGCGGGTTTTGACTTCGGGCGAGTAGCTGAACGTGGTCATGTTCGGGAAGAACTGCTTCACCAGCTGCGCCACGCCGGACCCCATGCCGGTGATATCGATCCCGATGTATGTCACCCAGTAGCGTCTGGTGACCTGGCGTATCGCTTCAGCCTGGGCCGCAAAGTCCATGCCCCGGAACTGGTGTTTTTCCAGCACCCGGAACTTACCACCAGGCACCATGGGCGGGCCGATCACCACCAACCCAGCGCTGTCACCATTCTCTGCTGGGTCGTAACCAACCCAGACCTGGCGATCCCCGAACGGCCGCGCGGCAAACGGTTTGTAGTCCTCGGCCCACAGATCCCAGCTATCCACCATGCACGGCTGCAACATCGCGAGAGGAAAGATGCTCGCCCCGTCGTCGATGAACTGGCACATCAGCAGGTTCTGGAAGGCCTCGGCATCGTATTCCTGGCGCAGTTCGTCCAGGTCGAACAAGTCGCAGCCACGGTCTTCCGCGTCCAGAATGGTGACGATCTGCCGCCATACCCGGTCCTCACACAGTCGCCCCTGTTGCAGTGCGTTGTGAGAGACGTCGATTTTGACCCGCTGCGCCGCCGGCTTGCCCTTGTTGAACCGCTCCCCCGTCCAGAACGTATAGGCTTCGTGCGCCATGCTGGAAGGCGTCGAAAAGTAGGTCCGGCGGTATTGTTTCTGCATCGCCATGCCGCTGGCGACCTTGTTCAGTTCCTTGAACTTGAACGTCCAGAAGAATTCGTCGAAGTAGAAATTGCCGTGGTAGCCCTGGGCCGTGCGGGCGTTGGTGCCCAGGAAGTGCAGCTCGGCGCCATTGCCGAGAATGATCGGGTCACCCGTCAGCTCGACACCGACCACCTCGCGGGCAAAGGCCTGGATGTAGGCCTTGAAGATATGCGCCTGGTTTTTCGAGGCCGACAGGAAGATCTGATTGCGACCAGTCGTCAGCGCATCGATCAGCGCCTCACGGGCAAAGTAGTAAGTTGCGCCGATCTGCCGTGACTTGAGGATCGCCCTGGTCCGCTGATTCCCCGCCTTGTACCAATCGAGCTGATAGCCAAAGCAGCCGTCAATGAATGCTTCAGTCAGCTTTTCGATGTGTTCTTCGTCGAACTCGTTGCGCTTCGGCGCCTTCTTCGGCCCCTCATTGCGCTTGGCCAGGTTCGGGTTCAGCTCGGTTTCGGTACCGCCGTCGTTGAAGCGCTGAATACGGGCCTGGCGCTCCAGTTGGCGGTGCAGCAGGTCAATTTCCTTGTAGTCCGATCCTGACTTCGGGTCTTTGAGGATCAGTTGCACCAAGCGAGCTTCGGTCGCCGCCTGGATGCGCTCCAGGGGCGTCGCCCGGTCCCATTCGTCGCGGGCCTTCCAGCTATGCAGGGTTTTTTCCTTCTCCCCGATCAGTTCGGCGATCTCGCACACGCGATAGCCCTGCCAGTACAGGTGCTTGGCATGGCGGCGGTGATCGGTGGGCAATTCGACGATGGCATTCATGGCGCAGATGCTGCCGCCCGCGCGCGTACAGTTCCCGCGCCGGCCCTTGTAGTCCCCGCATCTACAACAGCGCCTCGTTGCCCGTCGCGCTCGCGCTCAACAACATGCGCTCATCGCCAAGGCACACAGCCACCGCACTGAGGATTCACGCATGGCCGGCAAAACCGACACCCCAGCCAAGAAACACCGCTCCAAGTTCTTCCGCGTCGCCGTTGAAGGCGCCACCACAGATGGCCGCCAAATCGAACGCCAATGGCTGGTCGATGCTGCCGAGCCCTACAGCCAAAACACCTACGGCGCACGGGTCTGGATCGAGCATATGCGCAGCCTGCTGCCCGACAGCCCGTTCCGTGCTTACGGCGATGTGGTTGCGCTGAAGACTGAGGAAGTCGATATCGCCGGGGCCAAAAAGCTCGCCCTGTTCGCCCAGATCGAACCCACTGCCGATCTGATCACCATGAACAAGGCACGGCAGAAGATGTTCACCAGCATCGAGATCCGCCCAAAGTTCGCCGACACCGGGCGGGCCTACCTGGACGGCATCGCGGTCACCGACACACCGGCAAGCCTGGGCACTGAAATGCTGACCTTCAGCGCTCAGAACCCGACCCTAAACCCGCTGGCAACCCGTAAACGCGATCCTGGCAACCTGTTTTCCGAGGCGGTCGAGATCGAACTTGAATTCGAAGAAGTTGAGGACGAAAGCGGCAAGGTCGTAGGCCTGTTCAACCGCGTTCTCGAACTGATCGGCAAGAGCAAGGACAAGGAAGGCAAGGATGCCGCTCTTTTCACCGAACTCGGTGAGGCCGTCGAAGCCATGGCCGAGCACGTCGCCATCCAGGGCGAAGCGTTCACGGCGGAAAAGGCTGCCCGTGAAAAGCTCCAGACCGCTCACGACAAGCTGTCCACCGACTTCACGGCGCTGGTCGCCAAACTCGAAAAAACCCCGGACACCACCGGGAAGAACCCGCAGTACTCCGTTCGCCCGCCGGCTACGGGCGGTGACGGCGCGCTCGTCACCGACTGCTGATCCACCACACGGACAACACCCAGCCAAGGAACATCGGAGAACACCATGCGTAACGATACCCGCGTCATGTACAACGCCTACCTGCAACAACTCGCGCAACTGCATGGCGTGAGCGACGTCACCACCAAATTTACCGCCGCACCGAGCGTGGCCCAGACCCTGGAAACCCGTATCCAGGAGTCCAGCGCCTTCCTCAGTGCCATCAACGTGTTTGGCGTGTCCGAGCAGTCGGGTGAAAAAATCGGCATCGGTATCGACGGCACCATCGCCAGCACCACCGACACAACCGTCAAGGACCGCGAGCCGCGCGACCCGAGCGGACTGGACAACCGTGGGTACGTCTGCACCCAGACCAACTTCGACACCGGCATCCGTTACCAGAAGCTGGATCAGTGGGCCAAGTTCAAGGACTTCCAGGCGCGTATTCGCGACGCCATCATCAAGGCCCAGGCACTCAACCGGATCATGATCGGCTGGAACGGCACCAGTCGTGCCGCCACCTCCAACCCGACGCTCAACCAACTGCTGCAGGACGTCAACATTGGCTGGCTGGAGAAAATGCGCCTGGAAAACCCTGCTCGTGTGATGAAGGAAGTCGTCGACGGCAGCGGAAAGATCCAGATCGGAGCCGGCAAGGACTTCGAAAACATCGACGCCCTGGTCGTGAGCATGGTCAACGAGTTCATCGAGCCCTGGTATCAGGAAGACACTGACCTGGTGGTGATCTGCGGTCGCCAACTGTTGGCCGACAAGTACTTCCCGATCATCAACAAAACCCAGGCGCCGACCGAGATGCTCGCGGCCGATATCGTCACCAGCCAGAAACGTATCGGTAATTTACCGGCCGTGCGCGTGCCGCACTTTCCGCCCAACGGCCTGCTGGTAACCCGCCTCGACAACCTGTCGATCTACTGGCAGGAAAACACCCGGCGCCGCACCGTCGTCGACAACGCCAAACGCGACCGCATCGAGAACTTCGAATCGGTCAATGAAAGCTACGTGATTGAAGACCTGGGCTGCGCTGCCATGGCCGAAAACATCACTCTGAGCTAAGGCCGGCAACCATGACCAATCCTTGCCGCCGCCACTTTCAGCGCGTCACAGCAGCCGTTGCAGCGGCTGCCGTGGCCGGTCCCGAGATGACCATGGAAGGCGCATCCGTTTACGAGCTGCACCTCGCCAAGCTCCAGCAGGACTATCTGCGCCTGAAACAGGTGCAATCGACCGAAGGCAAGGCGGAACTGAAACGGCAATTGCTGCCGGAGTACGTCCCCTATGTGGAAGGTGTTCTCGCTGAAGGCAAAGGCGCCCAGGACCAGGTGCTGACCACGCTGATGGTCTGGCGCATGGACGCCGCGGACTTTGCCGGCGCCCTGGACATTGCGCAATACGTTATCCACCACGCGCTGCTGATGCCTGACCGCTTCGAACGCACCACCGGCACCATCGTCGCGGAAGAAATCGCCGAAGTGGCACTGAAAGCGCAGAAGGCTGGCGGAATCTTTGACCTGGATCTGCTGCTACGCACCGAGCAGATCGCAGGTGACGAGGACATGCCTGATCAGGCCAAGGCCAAGCTGCACCTGGCATTGGGTAAGGCATATGCCGAGAAAGTTTCCGACGAGGATCCAGCAGAAAACCGCCTGATCGCCCTGGGCACTCTGGAGTCCGCCAAAACTCACTTGGCCCGCGCCATTGAGCTGAACACCAGCTGCGGCGGCAAGAAGGATCTGGAGCGCGTTGAGCGCCTCCTCAAAAAATTCGCTGCTCCCAGCAGCTAACCGAGCGTCCCCACGCACCCCGCCGGCTCGGGGCGGATCGGCCAGGCCGCTCCTCCTGAACGTGAAGCCCCGACCACCGGCGACCTATTTTTGAGTGCCGTTCCATGAGCGCATTTGTAGCCAGCGGCCCAGTCACCGGCGGCCATATCAACACCGATCCGTTCTGGCCCTCAATTGACCTTGAGCAACTGCGGGCCACCCTGCGCATCGACAACAGCGTCACCCCTGCCCGCCTGGAAACTGCCGTCATCGCTGCCGCCATCAACCTCAACCGCGAGCTGAAGTTGTGGAAGGCCAAGCAGCAGGCCGCCGGTTACACCACGCTGGCCGACGTACCCGACGACAAAATCAACGACGTATCGGTCCAGGCTCACCTGTACCGCCGTGCGATCGAGGCCGGCACCGGCGCGGAAGTCTGCGAGCGGTACCGCGATTACAGCGCAACCAACACCGGCAGCGACAAAGCCGAAGAAACCACACCGACCATCGACGACTACCGCCGCGATCTGCGCTGGGCCGTCCGTGACTTCCTCGGGATCAGCCGCACCACCGTGGAGCTGATCTGATGAGCGATATGAAAGTCATCGACTGGAACGAAATCAGCCGCCTCGGCCTGCACGAACGAATCAACCGCGAAATCATGCATCCGCTCGGTTTAGCGATTTTCAGGGTTGTTGAAACCGGGGCGTCCCCAGGCGCTTACGTATCGACCGAAGGTCCTTTCGTGTTCGCCACACCGGTACCACCGACAGAGTCTGAGGAGGAGTGATGCCAGTCGCCCTCCGAACCATTCAAAACGACACCGTCGACGCCCTCTGCTGGCGGTTCTACGGCCGCACAGCCGGCGTGACCGAAGCTGTGCTTGAAGCCAACCCCGGCCTGGCCGACCACGGCCCAATCCTGCCGCAAGGCCTTGTCATCAACATGCCCGAAGCCCAATCCAGCGCGCCACAGCGGCAGATGGTGCAGCTATGGAACTGACCCCCTGCATCCAAGGAAACCCACACCATGGCTGATCCGACTTCCAGTGCTGTTACCGGCCTGCTTATGGGCCTGGGCCTGGCAACCGTGACGCCAATCATCGACGGCGAAGCGCTGTTCGGGGCGATCCTCGGTGCTTGGCTGGTGACCAGCACCAAGCATGACCTCAAAGTCTGGCAGCGGCTGGGCTCACTGTTCCTGTCGGCAGGTGTGGGCTACCTGTTCGCGCCTATGGCTTTGCAGGCAATCCCGTTCATCACCAGCGGCGGCGGTGCATTCCTCTGCGCCCTGGTGGTCATCCCGATCAGCATCAAGCTGATGGTGTGGGTGGAAAAAGCGGACATCTGGGACATCTGGCGTCGCATCCGAGGGGGCAGCTGACATGCCTAACATCGAACTGGCCGTGCAGTTGATCACGGCAATCGCCTACCTACTGAGCGCCCTGCGCCTGGCCTGCTACAGCCGAGGCGAGGCCCGGTACCGGCGCAGTATCTCGCTGCTTGCCAGCCTGTTCGGCTCGGCGCTGTGCATCTGCGGTCTGGAGATCCTGTTGTATCGCCAGCCCACCAGCCTCTGGCAGGCCGTCTCCATCGTGCTGCTCTGCACCCTGATTTTCCGTTCACGCGGCAACGTCGCCGCCCTGTTGAGGCCCAGCGCATGACCACCACCCTTCGCCACGGCGACCGCTCGCAAGCGGTGCTAATCCTGCAAAAGAACCTCAACAAGCAAGGTGCCAACCTGGTGCCGGACGGGCACTACGGTGATGCCACCGAAGCTGCCGTCCGTGCCTACCAGGTCAAAGTCGGCCTGGTCGCCGATGGTATCGCCGGCACCAAGACCCAAACCAGCCTGGCCGGCGGCGACTGCGCCAAGCTACTGCGCAACAACGACCTAGTGGCCGCAGCCGAACGCCTCGAAGTGCCGTTGGCGAGCATCTCCGCGATCAATGAGGTGGAATCCAAGGGCAAGGGCTTCCTCGACAATGGCAAGCCGGTGATCCTGTTCGAACGCCACATCATGTACCGCCAGCTCGCTACGGCTCGACATGACGGCGATGACCAGGCCGAACTCAAGCGTCACGCCGGTCAGATCGCCGCCGCCAACCCTGCCCTGGTCAACCCGAAGCCCGGCGGATATATCGGAGGCACTGCCGAACACCAACGACTGGCAATGGCTCGCCTGATCGACGACACCGCAGCCCTGGAGTCGGCTTCCTGGGGCGCGTTTCAGGTCATGGGGTTCCACTGGAAGCGCCTCGGCTATGCCAGCGTGCAGGCCTTCGTCGCGGCAATGGCTGCCGGCGAATCGCAGCAGCTCGACGCCTTCACCCGCTTCATCGAAACCGATCCAGCGCTACACAAGGCGCTCAAAGCCCGCAAATGGGCCGAGTTTGCCCGCCTCTACAACGGGCCGGACTATCTGCGGAATCTCTACGACACCAAGCTTCAGCGCGCCTATGAGCGGCACATTGCCTGCGAACGCGGACAAGGGGGGGTGGCGGCATGATCGACTTTGAAGCGCTGCAAAGGTTGCAGGTGCAGGATGGCGATCTGTTGGTGGTACCAGAGTCGACCGAACAAGCCGACATGGAGCTGTTGGCCGAATCCATCCAGATCATGAATGGCTCACGCGCTGTCATCGTGCGCGGCCCTATCAAGCTGCTCGACACTGCGGCCATGAACAAACTCGGGTGGTAC